CCGCTTCTTCCACAACTTCTAGGAACATCTCGCGTTGACGCTCAAAGCGCTCTCGCCCATACAAAAAGTACTCTCGGAGCGCGGTGTGTAACACCTCCACAGCTTGCATCTCAACACAAATAGCGGGAGATGGAATACACACTGTTAGCATCTTATTAATGGAATCATGATCCAACATTGCCACATGAGTTTTCAGGTCCTCATCATAACGCCAAAACCGGCGCAAGAAAGAGGCTTCTGATATATCCATAAAAGGCTTTGTTTCAGATTCCTTGTCAGGCATCGTATAAACAATACCAATCTTTCCTAATTCGTTCTGAATAATGGTATGATCGAAATGAGAACCGCTTGCCACATTCATAATATTATCATCTCCATAAGTCATTAAATGAACTTTTTCTTTGAAGAGGGAAATATCATTACCGGCGGCAATCCATACATATCTCATATATATCGAATTAACCAAACAGTTGATGATGACTGTCAGGGGGTGTCCAGAAGGATTCGAACCAAAAAACTCAACCAAATCACCATTGAAATCAACAAATGAAAAGGCTGTGTCATAAGCTATACCCCAAACAATTTTCAAATCGTCCTCCGACCAGCCAGCATCGCGCAAAACGTCAACAATGATTTCAAAAGCTAGCAAAATAACAGTTGAACTCATGTTTTTGTCGAAGGCTTTAAAATCGCCTGCAACTATGCGATCAGTTCCAAATGTGGTGAGATATTTGTAAAAACCTTCCCACTCAACCGACATTGCATTTGTACCAGGTGCAGCTTCAAACAAAAATTTATTGTTTTGCAAAACACGAACGAACGTTAGGAGATACTTGCGCACTACAAAGGACCAGTCAACTGGCGCGCCAGAGAATACTCTGGTTTTGCTAGAGAGAATTTTCCTCTCCGAGACTGGTTCATCCTTCAAATGTGCGACAAAGATGGGTGCAGCACGTTGTTCATCAAGGTACAACTGAATAATTTCATCAACACGCTCGTAGAATGAGGCATCAAAATCAACTTTGTCTTGCCAAATATCTACATCACCCTCATACTCCAAATAAAACTTCTTCTTCTTTCGCCACGGAAATCCCATAGATGTGTTCCTATTCATTTTGTCGATAAACTTAACCTTCGGCAAACCATTAACAGTTGCCTCATTAGTCAAAATGATTAGTTCACGCTTCTGAGAAGTAGCTAAAGAATCAAGAATGTCTTTGGTGTAGGCATCCTTAGCCTGTTGCATAATCTGGAGTGAATAATTATGCCGTTGTTGCACAATATCTAATGCAGCGATACGCCATGGTTTCCATCCACGCATAATTGGTGGATGTTCTTTAACCATATAGCCGCGTGTTACCATATTGGATTGAATATATGTTTGCGTAACCTTAGATTTGTGCTTGGTTCGAAACCCAGCAAAGGATCCGTAAACATTAGCAGAACCTTCATCAATGAAGCGAAAAATACTCTTATGATGAATTGGTACTATCTGATGTTCGCCGCCTTGTAAATTGTCTAAATTAGGTCGTGTAGGTTCGAACAAAGGGCGCTTAAAGTGAGCTTTGGCAGCATCAATATGTTCGGAGAAAAGAGCTATGGCGGAACCTTCCAATTTGACTCCACCAGTCTGATGAATTCCTGCAATGACAGGTCCAGATGGTGTGTAGATCAATAGAGGAGAACCACACAATCCTTTTTCCGTATTTTGTGGAACCGCATATCTCCATGAGGGTATTACCTGTTTTAAAGCCTTAACCTCATGATTTTCAACATATTGACACGCCCGAGTACTAATAATGGTGTAAGAAGCATCCATGTTCCGCGAAATTATTT